GGGATACCCAAACCATTTTGGATAAAGTTGTTTGCTCCAAATGCTTTAGTTGTATTTGCTGCCATTTCTATACGCTACGCTACGAAAGTATTTATCTCTTGTTGCCGTTCATCTGCTTCAACATCTTCTGTAGCTCAGCAGTGCTACCGACAAACATAGCGTTGTTGGTGACCTTGGTTGGACCTTTCTTTTCTTCGTCAAGATCCTTCATCTTCTTATGAAGATCTTGTAGTTTCTCAGTCATGTCTGCGACATGTTTCATCGCCGCTACGGCGACTTCATATGCTCTCGGGTGCCCTGACTCCTGGGCGACCTCTAAGGCACCTCTGACCGCCTCCTGACCCTGATCTATGAGGGTGTATAACTCACCCCTGGTATATTCATAATCTTTTGTACGGTCATCCTTGTCTAGATGCTCTGGTTTTGATTTAACTGGTTTGCTTTCCTCTACAACTTCTGCATCAATATTGAGCAGTTCTTCCATGTTCTCTTCTAAGCTCATAGGAACTCCATCCCTTCGTTAAATCCAAAGTCATCTGTTGGTACTACGAATGGATCATCTGCAGCATCAATCTGCCCATCCTGGTTGTAGTCAACAGTTGCTTTAGGTGTGTATGAAAGTTCAACGTGACGCTTACCGACATTAGTGTCACCGATGGTCTCAATGATACGAGACTTGCGGATAACGTCTGCCTTGGTGTAAGGACCGTAGATGTAAGACTTAGCAGTAAAACTCATTGTGTAGACGATGCTTCTTCTTGTAGTGAAGTCATCCTCCCAATCGTCTTCCATGTTTACACTGTTTAGAACAATCGCAACATCTCTTACTTCATCCATGTCAGGGATGAACTTAACGCTCATGCTGAATGATGGTTGGAAGTATGGTAGAATTTGTTCTAAAATCTGTAGACCGTCGTCTTGTGACTTGGCAATAATTCCCAATTCAAACTGAACATTGTATGGCACGGGAACGTATTGAGTTTTTACTTCATTGCCATTGCCATCAATAGTTGCTTTGTACTTTTGAGTAGCAGCAGTTTTTCTAGCACCATCATAATCAATGCCAGTCATCTCAAAGTAAATTCTGGGAAGTGTGATTGCAATCTTTCTTCCGTCAGCAGAATTACCTTCTAGACGATATAAAAATTTCTGTTTCGGTCCATATGCAAGAGGTACTTTCTCAACCTCAATTGTCTGACCATCAACGGTCTTCTTCAGTTCAATGTTGTTGAACAGAGTACCGAATGCAATGACAGTTTTTCTAACTGCCTCGTTGTAAAATTGTACGCCTAACATCAGAAGCTACCTGTATAATTACCAAACTCACCAAAGGGATTTTTTTCACCCCAATCAATAATGTCATCGGCACCGTCTTCAATCGCTTGGTTTTGATCAAACTCAATGCTTGTATTATCAATGGTAGAGAATGTTCCTAGTGTATATATCGCATTTGACTCAACGCCACGAATGAGATCACCATCAATGAAGTTACCAGTACGGTTCATAACTTCAAGGGTATATGTTGATCCATTCCAATCTGCTACCTCAGCAATGGTTGCACTGTCAAGGTCATACATCGTTGCTCTTTGACCACTGGTAGTAGTCTCAGTATATGCATTGATGATATACTGTAGGTTTGCTGAGTCATAGTAGAAGAACCCAGGAACAGTTGTTACATCAGTTCCATTGTATGTGTAAACATACGAGATTCTCTTGTCTTCAAACTTCCAATAGAAATACTTGTTCTGTGTGGTGGTTGCAAATGTTGGATCAAAGTTTCCAAGTGCTGTAACTGTAATTACACTATTTGATGAAGTCCAGTTTCTTGCAGCACTCTGCTGAACAAATCCACCAATAACAACATGCTCATCGGTGATGAAATGAATTGCTTCTGGTGGTGCATCAATTGTGATCGTTGGTGGAGTAGCATATCCAGAACCACCATTCACAACCGAGAGAGATACTACTCCACCATCAGAAATTTTTGACTCAATAATTCCACCAGTACCAGCACCAGTGATAGTAACTCCTGGTGCTTCGTTGTATCCAGTTCCAGCAAGAGTTACGGTTGCTGAAGTAATCGCACCGCCTGAATCCACAGTAACAGTTCCTGTGGATTGCTGTCTGGTAGTAAGACCAAGGTTAAGCGTGGTGATGTTGCTGAACTCTCTTTCAATATCGTCAATTTCGTCAACTCCTGTGTCAAACTTGTCTGCTCCTTGTTCGTAGAGCTCAGCGGTAAGAATATAAAAATACTGTTTGCCCAGTTGGAAGAATGGTTGTTCTCGCTCAACGTACTTGATCTCGTAGATATCTTCTGTAAGAGGATAGTAAATTAGATCTCCCTCGTTAGGTCTACCATCTACTGCTAGATTCAATGCAGGATTAGCAGACTGCTCCCATCTTCTGCGTGAGACTACAAAGGTAATCTCATCTGTGATTCTGAGTCCAAACTTACTCACGAACTCAGAACCAGCACCAAAACCTTCTACATTGACCAGCATCATTTCAATCATGTAACTCTGATTGAATTCTGACTGGACAACTTCACCTAGAGTCTTGTCTCTTAGGCTGACTCTAGGTATATAAAATACATCTGCACCAAACAACCTGATTTGCTCGTCCACAAGATCTTGTACGAGATTCTGTTCGGTTCTGTTTCCGCCATGTTGTGGGAAGTAAACCTTTTTCATCCGATCATGTCCATTGGAGGTAGTTCATATGTGCTGCTAGATGCTTCCATAAGAGCAGCAATCTCTGCCTGTGCGTCGGTGAACAACTCTCTACCGTTCATGCTGACACCACCAGGGAGTTGAATGCCATTGAACTTAATGAGGTTCTGACCCCACTGACGCTTGATCAATGCGGTTGCATACTTCTTAACAAAAGGATCGTTATAAACCTGGGTGAATGTATCTGGATCCAACGCTCTGTAGCAATCAATGATCACATAAACATCTTCGTCAAGCATATCCTTGCCAACATCCAGATAAAGTCTGTCCTGACGTTGGTTAAATCTAAACTCAACAAACGAACCATTGTTGAGCACCATGTCAATAGTTTCCATCCACTGCTTAACCATGAAGTAGTTAAGCATGTCCAGTGAACCAACAGCATAGAGATCATTCAGGAAGATCTGATACTCAATACCAAACAGGTTGTTTCTGATGGCATTGCTAGCAAGTCCAAAGACTCTAGAGATTCCCATGACGTGAGATGGGATATTGATGTACCTATCCCTCTCCGTCCACGCATCACCATTAATTGTTGTTGTTTGTTCTTGTGAATCAAACTTTGTTTCATCTGCTGCAGTGAACAGATGCTTGAGGTACATACGCTCAACGCCATCATAATGACGCTCACGATAATACTGAAGAGCGTCGTCAATGGCGTCTTCAATCTGATCGTCGTCTACGTTGATCTCCAGAACTGGGAACCCTAACTGTCTAAGACAGTAGTCCCTAAGCTCGGACCTACTGGCAGGTTGAGCCATGTGATATACCTACAGTTTTCCTAGAGGTATTTATTCCTCTTCTTTTTTAATTAGTTCCGCTTCAAACATCACATTGACACAATATCTCTGTTTCATATGAGGTGCTCCAGTTCCACCATGTAAAGTTTCCGATGGAAATAAAATAGCATTACCTTCAATTGATGGATGTAAAGTAATTTTTCCACCGTCATTTGTATCCAGAACTTTGGTGCCACACCCTTCGCATGTGTTTAAGTAGTAGACTAAACTATACCAAGAAGATGTTTTGTTTTTCAATACATGATCCATACCCATCTTTGACCATGGTCCACTGTCAGTGTGTAAACTGCCATGTGAAGATGAACTGTAATAGTTCCAAAAAACTCTAATCAAAGAAGCATTTTTGTAATAATAACCTTGGTGCTTTGCTCTAGACAAACACACGTTTAAAATCATTTCTGCATATGTGTTCATCTTAATAAAATTTGGATCAGTGCTAGTTTCTTCTCCAACATGATAGGTTGATAAGATATGCCCAGCGTCTGAGGAATATGCCTTTTCTTTAGTAAATGGATTACTTACAGTTGGATCTGTAATTGAATTGCAATGGTTTACTGGATCACAAAAATCAAATGCAATTCTCCATCCTTCAGATTGCTTTAAGTCCTGAAGAACTTCGGCATTAATTTCTTCTGGTAAAATTTTTTCAAATGATAATAAGTCAATCACATTAGAATCCCCAACTTACAAAAGTGTGCCTTTCTCCTCTTGTAATTTCTTCAACTCCATGAGGATACAAGAAACAACTTGGGAATATTAAGATGTCACCTTTATCCAATTTTATTGAAAGATCATCAAAGAAAACAATATCTCCGCCATCGTATTCATTACTATCTGTGAGGCACCCAACTACAGAAATAACAGGAATTCCTCTACGAGTTCCATCAAATAGGGAATGGATATGATCATAATGTCTCCTCATCATGGATCCAGTTTGATATTTGTTTATTCTGCATGGTGACCAATATTTAATCATATTGAGTTGGTCATATCCAAGATCTTTTTCTAAAAATACAGCATACTGTTTATACATTGCATTAATATGCATAATCAATTTTTCTTGTACGGTATCTGGAACATCAGCACCATGTAGAACATCTGGTTCTTTATCTTCATGACTGTGCTCAATTTTATTGTGGTGAGAATACCAACTATGTTTCACCCAATTCAAATCTTTTGTCTCCTCTAAAATCTCATCGCAAATTGATGGATCAATAATTTGAGACTTGGCAATAAAATTTCTTACTAATTTGTCCATGATGTTTATACTAAAGGAAACATACCCATACATCCGTGCATGGGATCTAAATCAAAACTGATATCAAATCCAATCGTTATTCGGTAATCGGAAAATCTTTCGCAGCACTCAACCATGTGCTCACGATTTCCAGGACCAAAATAAATCTGACCTACTTTGTTAACGACCTCGTATTCTTTAAATTTTGTTATTGTATTTTTCGGATCTATACTTATATATCCGTGGTAGTCCCACTCATGTGTATGCCACCCGAGAACAGAATCGCAGTCATGATAATTTAACCATGATTGAAACCACATCCTTCTATCGCCCAATTCCGACTTAATAACTGAACGCAATTCTTTATAGACCTCAAATAATGCATACGATCCAGATGATAAAGAAAAGAAATTATAATTTCTATAATCCCATGTCATATCTCCAGTAGAATCTCTTACTGGAAAATTAAGATATTTTTCTCTTGCGTCATTACAATCGCATATAATATTTTTTTGATTATCTTCTATAAATTTTGATCTGTGTATCATTATCAAATTCTCCCATGAAATTCTGTTGTTGTTATTTGTGGGTGAGATGATTTTATTAATGTGTTAATCATAGAGCGATCTAAATTTTCTACATTGACATTAAAAGCAATTGAAATTCTTTCATCGTTAGATCTATTTTCTACCGTTCCATGAGATAACCAAGATGGAAATAAAATAATATCTCCACGAAAAGGGATAACATTTGTCATGTATGGAAAAATATTTCCAGATGGAAAATCGCAAATGTTTGCAATTGGATTTGGATTTTGAAATACTATCCCACCTTGATCTTCATCAACGCGAAAATAGTAAACCCCAGACAATTGGTGACCTGGGTGTACATGTTGAATACGACTTTCTCCCCGCGAATTAAAATTAACCCACGAATTTTCTATAACAACGCTATCTAATAAATTTCCATTTATACCTGCTCTCCATTGAGAATTTTTTATGTACTCAGAACATGCTCGTTTAATCTTAGACTCCAACTTAGAACATTTATATTTTTCTACAAAATTGTAGTTCTTTTTTTCTTTAGTCTTTGATCTTTCGGAACAGCAGCTCAAATCTCCAGATTCTCTCATAACTTTTAAAGAATCTCTAATTTCTATTTGAACTTCCTCGTATGTTTCGTCTTCTACAAACCGAAATACGGGAACGGAAAACAATTTATATAATACAGACATTAGAAAAATTTTTTAAATGGGCACTTTGAATCCTGATTGTCTTTTATCATTTCCCACGACTTTCCAGGTAGATATTTTTTTAGGGTCGCATGATTGAAAGATTTGGATATTAACCTATCACTGGGATAAAATTTTTCCAAGGAAAAGTCTTCATCTCTATCAAAATTTCTAAATTTCAATAATCCTATGGGTTCTCCTCTTGAAATTTTAGTAACTTGCTCATTAAATCTATACGCAAAAGTTACTGGTCTATACCACCTACTGAAAGGATATTCTGCGGATATCATTTCCATTC